GACGCTGCCGTTGGCGCCAACGATGCCCACGAAGATCATCACTATACCAAAGAGCGGGTACCTTTTCTTAATGCACAAGGCGCGCGCAGACCCCCCTCCCAAAACCGAATAATTTTTTGAATGAAAGGAGGCTCAAACATGGCGGCTAGAGTGAATTCTACGACAAAAAGAAAGGTTGAAAAAACAATAAAAACAGTGGCTAAAGAAAAAGATAGCAAAATTTCGGCCCGTATAAGGAAAGAAGTTACAAGATTGAATAAAATTTTTGTGGGAAAATCCGAAAATGAAATATCTTACCTTGCTGGCTTAATAAAACGGGCTGCTTTTATGAAATGTCAACTTGAAGATATGGAGAAAGATCTTAATGAAAATGGCTTTACTGAAATGTTTAGTCAATCAGCTAATGCTCCGCCTTATGAACGTGAACGACCGACAGCTCGCATGTATAACAGCCTTAATAAAAATTATCAGACGTTGATGAAACAACTTTCTGATTTTGTAGATCGTACAAATCCAAGCGCTGACGATAAGGACGATGGTTTCGATGGCTACTGCGACATGTAAGAGCGTAAAGGTTCCTGATTATGGGAATCCGATACTTGAATACTGGCAGCAAATTGATTCTGGAAAAATAACGGTCTGCAAAAAAGTGCGACGGGTTTATCAAAAACTTGTGGCTGATATAGAAGACAGCGAAAGCTGTTGGCGCTATGAACCAATAAGAGCAAATAAAGCTATAGGGTTTATAGAAATTTATTGCCGGCAAAGCAAGGGTAAGGGTGGCGGCAAGCTTCTCAAATTAGAATTATGGCAAAAAGCATATTTAGCAGCAACATTTGGATTTGTTCATAAGGTGACAGGGCTTAGAAAATATCGCGAATCAATGCTGATCGTGGCCAGAAAAAATGGAAAATCGACATTAGGTAGTGGTATTGGCAATTATATGCTGTTTGCAGATAAGGAGCCGGGACCTGATGTGGTTTCGGCGGCAACCAAAAAAGATCAGGCTAAAGTTGTATGGACAGAAGCTAGAAATATGGTCAAAAAATCTCCAGCATTGCGTAAACGTGCTAAATGTCTTGTTAGTGAAATTAAAACTGAATATAACGACGGTAGTTTTAAGCCATTGTCCAGCGAAAGTAATACTTTGGACGGCCTTAATTTGCATTGTGCAATAATCGACGAACTACACGCCATTGAAGATAAAAATTTATATGACGTATTGGTTGACGGTATGAGCGCTAGAGAACAACCGCTTTGTCTGATTATTTCTACAGCCGGCACCGTCAGAGAAGGGATCTTTGATCAAAAATACAGCGAAGCTCAGGATATTATCAATGGTTATGATGATGGTGTTTATCAGGATGAAAGAACATTGATGGTTGTCTATGAATTAGACAGCCGGGACGAATGGGAAAAGCCTGAATGTTGGATAAAAGCTAACCCTGGTCTGGGAAGTATAAAAAGCTTAGAGCAAATTGAAGATAAGGTCAAAAAAGCACAGCATAATCCTACACTGATAAAAAATCTGTTATGCAAAGATTTTAACATCCGTGAAACCAGTAATACAGCATGGCTTACGTTTGAGCAGATCAATAACGAAGAAAAATTCGATATTAGTGAATTGGCGCCAAGGTATTTTATTGGCGGTGTAGATTTATCGGCAACAACTGATTTGACTTGTGCCAGTGCTATTTTCAAGAAAATGGTAAATGGACCTCTGTATGTTCTGCAAATGTACTGGATTCCCCAAGCTGTTTATGAAGAACGTACCCAAAAGGAACGTAAAATATACGATGTTTGGCTGGAACAAGAATTTATGAGATTTTCTGCCGGCAATAGGGTTCATTACAAAGATGTTACTGCGTGGTTTATGGAAGTTCAGAGAGCTTACAAAATGAATATGCTGTGGTGCGGTTATGATTCGTGGTCTTCTCCTTATTGGGTTGAAGAAATGCAAACGTGTTTTGGAAAGCAGGCTATGGAACCAGTAATACAAGGGAAGAAGACACTTTCAAGCCCAATGAAAAACATGGGCGCTGACTTGGCGGCAAAGAAGATAATTTATAATAATAATCCTATTTTAAAATGGTGCTTGACGAATACTGCGGTAGACATTGATAAAAACGGTAACATACAACCGCTTAAAATCAATCAACTACGTCGCATAGATGGTACAGCAAGTTTACTGGATGCTTATGTGGTCTTAGAAAGACACCTTCAGGAATACCATAATATGACACTGTGAGGTAACAAGATGATTTTTCGGAATATGTTTAAACAGATATTTAATAAAAACCCTACTCAAGGCGATATTATCAGAGAATATCAGCAGTTTATGACTTTGAACAATTCAGTAAATTTGCTTTCGGCAGCTGATGCAAAAAATTATCAAAATCTTTTTGTCAGGATATGTGTAGATACTATTGCTGAAAATGGAGCAAAGCTAAAGCCTAAAGTTATACGCAAGGTCGATGGGAAACCACTCCCGGGTAAAAAGAATATTCAGAACCTTCTTGATACTGCGCCAAATGAGTACATGAATGCTTTTGAATTTCTCTATAAGGTGATAACTCTATGGGCAAATGATAACAATGTATTTATATACATTCGCAGAGATTCTCTTACTGGGGAAATAACGGGATACTATCCCATTAATTATGCTGATTGTGAATTTTTAGAAGCTGCAGATACTGTTTTTGTACGGTTTAGATTTATGACTGGGTTTACAATGGTTGTTCCATATGATGAACTGGCTCATCTACGGCGGTTTTTTGGTCCATCAGATTTATTTGGTGAAGCTAATGATACAACCTTAACCAAACAAATCGGGTTATTGAATACTGTTAATAGGGGACTGGCGGCAGCCGCTAATTCGGCTAATTACCTGCGTGGAATTTTAAAAATGAATCTTAATATGCAGGACGATGATATTAAGAAAGCACAGGACCGATTTGTAAATGATTACATGAATGTGAACAACAATGGCGGTGTGGCAGCTCTTGATAGCAGAATGGAATATCAGGAATTAAAAGGGAATATAGTAACTGCTGAAAGCGATCAGATGAAACTCATTCGTCAGGATATTATGGGGTATTTTCACCTAAATGAAAGTATTTTACTCGCAAAATATGACGAAAACGAATGGTCTGCTTTTTATGAAAGTGTTCTGGAACCGATAGCAATTAGGCTGGGATTAGAGTTAACAAGAAAAAGCTTTACTCAGAAAGAATTAGGTTTTGGCAATCAAATCATTTTTGAAGCTAATCGATTGCAATATACCAGTAATACCAGCAAAATAACTCTTTTAAAAGAATTATTACCTATGGGTCTTTTAACCATTAACGAAGGCAGAGAGATTTTGAATTTAGCACCAGTTGAAGGCGGCGAGAAACGAATAATATCTCTGAATTATGTTGATGCAGATAAAGCAAATGAATATCAACTTGGACGGATTTCAAAGAAGGCAAACGAATCTAAGAAAGAGCCAGAGGAAGATTCTAATGCAGAGGGAGGTGATGCAAAATGAAAAGAAAAAGCGATAAGTATTACTTCGGAGCTGTAGCAAATGATTGTGAAATGCGTGCGGCTACTGAATCAGATAGCGGCGGAAAACGCATAATAACGGGTTACGCAGTACGCTTTGACCAACAAACTACACTTTTCAAGATTGATGATGTGGAGTACAAAGAAGAAATTGACCCGGGAGCATTTAACGGTTGTGATTTAACTGATACGGTTTTTGATCGTGGTCATGCTATGGAAGATAAAGTACTGGCCAGGACAAAGAACGGAACATTGCAATTAAGCGTTGATAGTCTGGGTTTGAAATTTACAGCTGAGATAGCTGACACGCAGGAAGGCAGAGATACTTACGAATTGATTCGCAGAGGTGACATTCAAGGATGCAGTTTTGCTGCAGTTATAGCTGAGGCTAGTTATGACAAAGAAAAGCACCTGCGCCGAATATTAAGGTTTGAGCGATTACTTGATGTAGCCGCAGTTACCTTTCCGGCTTATGATGATACTCCAATAAGCGCAGAGATGCGAAGCGCCTTTGGTATTGGAGGAACAGAAGCAGCTGAAAGAGAGCTGCAATTTAAAAAGATGCAACTGCTCATGCAGTGCTGATAAAAATTTTGGAGGGAAAAAAGATGAATAAAGAATTATTAGAACTTTTAGAAGCAAAGAAAGTACTGCGCAGTAAAATTGAAAATGCACAAAATATGGAAGAACTGAATTCGTTGAAAGATGAATTAAACGTTCTGGAAAACAAGGAAGCTCTTATTATTGAACGTAGCAAAATGGCTCAAAAGCTAGCGAATAATCCAGCAGCGGGAAATACTTTGCCGGTACCGGGAAAAGGTATGGAGGAAAAACCTGATTTATACAGCTCGGTTGAATACAGAAGCGCTTTTATGAAATATGTGTTAAGTGGTGGACGTGAAGAAATTCCTGTAGAAATGCGTGCTGATGCTGTTACCAAAACTACTGATGTCGGTGCAGTCATCCCAACTACGATTATTAACCGTATTATTGAAGATCTGGAAGCAACCGGAATGATTCTGAGAGAAGTAACTCAAACAGCCTTGAAAGGCGGCGTAAGTTATCCTACAAGCTCCGTTAAGCCGGTAGCAACGTGGGTTGCCGAAGGGGCTGGTAGTGATAAGCAGAAAAAGACAACCGGTAGCATTACATTTGCATACCACAAGCTGCGCTGTGCTGTCGCTATCACGTTAGAAACTTCTGTCGTAGCTTTGGCGGTTTTTGAAAGCGTCCTTGTTAGGAACATTGCCGAAGCTATGCTGAAAGCTGTTGAACAGGCAATTGTCAGTGGTGACGGTTCTGGAAAACCTAAAGGCATCATTACAGAAACTCCAAAGGCAGGACAGTCTATCGATGTAACTGCTGCGATTACCTACGAAAATGTTGTTACGGCAGAAGCTGCATTGCCTCTTGCCTATGAAAGCGGAGCGGCATGGTGTATGTCTAAAAAAACATTTATGGGTTTTGTTGGGCAGACCGATAGCGATGGTCAACCGATTGCCAGAGTAAACTATGGAACTACCGGTACGCCTGAAAGATTTATTTTAGGGCGGCGTGTTATCCTGACAGATTATTTGCCACCGTTAACTGCATCGACTACAAAAAATACGGTAGTAGCATTTATTTTCAATTTTAAAGATTACGCCCTTAATACGAACTATAACATGGGTATGAAGAAATATGAGGATAACGAAACCGATGACGAGGTCATGAAGGCCATTATGCTGGCTGACGGAAAAGTTTTGGATAAAGGCAGTTTAGTAATTTTGAAAGCTGGTACTGTTACAAGCGGCAGCTAATAAAGGAGCTGATATAAATGCTGGAAGAAGTAAAATTATATCTACGTGTTGACGGAGATATAGAAGATACACTTATTTCCGAGCTTATAGCTTCAGCCGAAGAACATATCAAAACCGCTAGCGGGAAAACAAAACTCGCTAGCGGAGCTGATATAAAAGAAAGCTCGCTTTATAAAACTGCGATAAAAATGTTGGTATCTCATTGGTATGATAATCGCGGCACTGAATCAGTTGGTCGCAGTGTTATGAAGATAAGTAATACTTATGATATGATTCTAGCCCATATAACTACATCGGAGGAATATATCAAATGAGTAATGCGAGCGACAGGCAACATAGGATAACCGTTTATGAACCAGTAACAGTTGATGACGAATATGGCGGCAAAGAAACAACTTATAAAGAACATGCAGCACGATGGGCACAGGTAATGCCTCCTACATTTAGAGAACAGCAGGCACAGGGAGCGCCCATGAACCGAGAGCAAATTCAAATAAAGTTAACTCCGCCCGATAAAAGTATACTTCGTGGCTGGCAGATAAAATGGCAGGATGATGTTTATGAGGTAGATGCTTGTGACAATACCTATAGAGACAGAACACTTATTGTGGCACATTATTTGAATCCAGGTGAATGATATGGCAGCTAAATTTGTTGTAACGGCAAGAAGTGCGGATTTGGCAAAATGTTTAAGTCAGATAGGCGCGCTTGATGGTAAGTCCAGACTGGCGGTAGAAAAAGCCATGCAAAGAGTAACCAAAAGAATTAAAGCTGGAGCTATAAGGCGTGTCGCTGTAAGAAGTGGAGAATTAAAAAATTCCATAAGTAGCGGATTTAGTGCAACTAAATTGCAGGGGGTTGTAAGGGCCAAAAAGCCATATGCGCATCTTGTTGAATTTGGAGCTAAGGCGGTAACAATAAAACCTAAAGAGAAAAAAGCAATGAAGATTCCTTTTGGTGAGGAGTATATTGTTAGAAAAAAGGTATCGATACCGGCTCGTAAACCGCGACCATTTATTATTCCTGCTTACGAAGCTGAAGCACCAGAACTTGTAGATGAGATTAAAAAGGAGCTGCTGAAGAATGCTAAGATTACCAAATAATGTACTGCAAAAAGCACTAATAAAATTACTAAAAGAAAAGATAAATCCTTTAATTGGGGTTCATGATTTCGTGCCGGCAAATGCACGGATTCCTTATATTACTATTGGTAATATAGTAACCCATGATACGAGTACCAAAACTGAAGACAATACCAGACTGGAGATACAAATAAATATTTGGAGTACATATAAAGGCAAATACGAAATAAACCGTATCGCTGAAAATATTATAAATCTCCTTACAAGTGAAGAAGGGTATCTCAATGTAGAGGATAGCGGATTTAAAGTTTATGAGCAAACCATTAACATGTATGAAGCTTTTCCTGAAGACAATACAGGTTATAACGGAGTAATAAACTTAGAAGTAAAAGTAAAAAATTTGCAGGCAACTGCAGAGGATATCTAAAGGAGGAATAAAAAATGGCAAGCTTTACTTTCCCAACAAGAACGAACGCTAGTACTACGGCTAGCGCTGGCAAAGATTATTTGATTTATCTTAATACAGGATCAACCGAGGCAAGCCCAACTTGGACTTTATTAGGAGGTCAGCGCAGTGGTGATCTTAGCAGACAGGCTGATGAGATCGATGCGTCTCATAAAACTTCTGGCGGGTGGAAATCAACTATTCCAGGTTTACGAAACTGGTCTATTGATCTTGAAAGTGTATATTTGGCTGGTGATACTGGAGCTCAATTCTTAGAGGCGGCATTTTTGGCTGGCAAGCAGGTACATATTAAATTTGAGTATCCTGACAAGAAATTTGTCACCGGCTGGGGATCTATTACAGAATGTAGCTTATCAACGCCACACGACGATGTTGCGACTATCAGCGGCACGATTAATGGTGATGGCCCACTTAGTGAATTACAGGATGCACTGTCTGGGCTCGAAGCGTAATAGGAGGATAACTTAATATGAAAAATATAGATTTTGATTACTTTGGTGAAGATCAATATATTTATTTTAATATTCAGCGACTGATGGAAATTGAACGTATTACAGGAAAAAGCACTGGCGATATCATTAAAAATCAGGACCTGAACTTTAATATTCTTACAGTGCTTCTTAGTGTAGGACTTAAACACCATGGAATTAAAAATCCACAATGGTATGCAGAAAAGCTCCAAGTTTTACTTGATAACGGAATGAACATAGAAGAACTGAGTATCGGCGTTGTTAAAGCTTTAATCGGCTCTGGTATTATTGGAAAAGCTGCATATTATTCAGCTTTTCCAGAAGAGAAAACAAAGGCGAAGGAAAAAGAATTAGAGGAATTTGAAAAAAACTAAAATCGGGACATTTAAATAATGTCCCGACCTTTAATGAATGGCTTGAATGGGCAAAAATGGTTGCTTATGGAGCATTAAAACTAAAACCAGAAGAGCTTTATGCTCTTACGCCATTGGAGCTGGAAGAAATGTTGGATGCTTATGAGAAGCAGGAACTTAAAAGGCGTTGGGAAATGGCTTATTGGGTATCTCATCTAATGAGTATCCACACCAAGAAAGTGGTAAAACCTGATAATCTTATGAAGCCATTCTTACCACAAAAAACTGCGGCAGAGATAAAGGAAGAACGGGCAGAATTCTTTAAAGGGTTTGAGCTGCAGAGAAAGGGAGAAACAAATGGCAACAGTAGCTGAACTTCTTGTAAAAATCGCAGCAGATACAGATCCTTTGAAAAAAGAACTTAGGGCTACTAAGCGGCAGATAAGAGATGCGTTTGGTAGTGATCTGCTTGGCGCATCCAGTAAAGCATTAACGGCGTTGGCGGGTATTGGAGCAGGGATTGCGGCTATAGGTGTCGCTTCTGTTAAATCAGCGGCTAAATTGCAGAACGTTCAAACTGCGTTTAATAATATGTTGGGCAGCGGTGAAAAGGCGGCAGCATTTGTCAAAGACTTACAGAACTTTGCAGCACGAACTCCTTTTGAATTTAGTCAGGTAAGTGAAGCCGCTCAAAAGTTTTTAGCATTTGGATTTACTGCTGAACAGGTAATTCCGACATTGACTGCTGTAGGTGATGCTGCTGCAGGTGTGGGATTAGGCGCAGATGGTGTAAATCGTGTTACTTTAGCTATTGGACAAATGGCAGCTAAAAGTAAAGTTCAAGGCGAAGAGATGCTGCAGCTCACGGAAGCCGGCATACCGGCGTGGCAGATGCTTGCGGATAAAATCGGCACGTCAGTACCTGAAGCTATGGATAAAGTAAGTAAAGGTGCGATTGATGCACAGACTGGCATTTCTGCTTTGGTAGAAGGTATGGAAGGCAAGTTTGGCGGTATGATGGCACAACAATCACAGACCATACAAGGTACATGGTCGACAATGATGGATGGTATCGAGCAATCAATGGCACAGATAGGACTTAAGATTGCTGATGCTTTTAATTTGACGGGAATATTCCAGGGAATAGGCGAAACTTTGACTAATTTTGCTGGCGTTGTACAAACTTCTGGAATTGTTGAAGCGTTTAAAACAGCAATACCAGTTGAATTTCAAGTTGCGCTTGTGACTATTTCGACAATATTGGTTGGTATGGCAATCCCAGCATTAATGTTATTTGGAACTACTGTAGTTGGAATAGCGGCACCACTTCTAGCAGCTATTGCAGCAGCAGCACCTTTCATAGCGGCGGCAGCAGCTCTTGCTGCTGGATTATATTTAATTTGGCAACGCGGTATAACTGCGGCCGATATTATAAACGCGTTAGGTATAAAAATGGAGCTTGCAGGAGCATTCACTGATAGATTCAAAAGAATGGTATCAGGTTTGGGTGATATGCTCCAGTCGTGGTTAACTGCTGCGAAACCATTGCTTGTAGGGTTTGGTGCAGTTCTAAGTGCTGTTTTCTATCTCGGGATGGAACTTCTTGGTATGTTCATTAACTTGTTTTTAGGTTGGGCATCTGTAGTTATGTATGAGATTACTTTGGTTGCAGGTATTTTTCAATGGGGTTTTGATGTAGTTGGTGGAATGATAAAAAATATAGCAGATGTTCTTGGTGATATGGCTGATAGCATTTTACCAGAATGGGCAAAAAGCAGTTTGAATACTATTTCAGATTTTGTAGGTAAAGCTGTTGGATGGCTGAACTCTCTTATTTCAAAAATAACAGATACCAATAATGCACTAGGAACAGTAAATGGTGCTGGAGAAAGCAAAAAAGCCATGAACGGAGAAGATGCAGCTCCTGAGAAAGAAGAAATATTTAAAGTACCTGGTTATGAGCAGTTTAAAAATATTACTTCAGGTGAAACCGGCGGCAAAAAGGGCGGCGGTAAGAGCGGTAAGGATTTGGCGGCAGATGCTCGACAAATCAGCAAAACTATTGAGGATGAATGGTATAAAACATTTCAATCGCAATCTGAAATGGTTGATCGTTGGTATGCCGAGGAAATTGCCGCATTGGACAAATCGGCGGCCGCTAATGCCAATTATGAAAGAGACAAACAACGTCTTTCTGAACTATATAGTCAGAAACGTTTGGAAGCTTTACAGGCAGAGGCAGAAAAAGAAACAGAAATACGTAATCAGGTAAAAGAAGCAGTTCAAGCCTCTCAAAACCTGCATGTTGAGGCTTATGGAAGTGCCAGTCAACAAGGCGTAGCACAAATGCAAAGCGATTATGATAGTGCGATAACAAACATTGAGAATCGTTACGCCAGCATGACGAGCAAATTTATAAGCCTTACTAATGAACAAAAGGCTGCGTTTTTAGCTGCTTGTGATGAACAGGGTCTAGCATATGAAATTATGGAAAATGGGCAGATTTCTTTTGCTGCTCAAGCGAATGCGGATAAACTTGCTCAATATAAAGCGTTTCAGGACCTGATGACGGAATACTTTGCGCAGGGTAATGATACAAGAGCAGACCTGCAGGATGCATACAATAATTATGAATTAGAAAAATTCATTGAATTATGGAATGAAAAATATGCGGCAGAAGAAAGTTATCGAGAAGCACAAAAGACGCTTATGGATACTTATCAAGAGGCTTATTTGGCGGCCCATGCAACTACTATGGAATTGATTGCAGATTTATCCAGTACTGCGCTTGGTGGTTTAAGTGATGCCTTTACCAACATTATGACTGGTGCGAAATCCGCAAAAGCGGCATTTACTGACTTAGGTAAAGCTATGATAAAAACTATTGCCCAATATTTTGCGAATATGATGTCGGGTATGATCGTAGAAGCGGCGCTTGGAGATCTTCTAAGAAAAAAAGAAGAAGCAAAAACAGTTGCTTCAGCTGGAGCTGCATTATCTGCTTGGGCACCGGCAGCAGTGGCTTATGAAACTGTTCATCCGGGCAGTGCCGCAAGAGCTTTAGCTGGTGTTACTACTGCTGTAGGAAGTGCAGCAGGCTTAGGCGCAGCTTTAAGTGGTATGATTGCCGGCGGTAAAAATGGAGATACAGGTGCTGATGTAAAAGTACCAGGCTATGCCAGCGGTGGGTATTTCACAAAGCCGTTGTTCGGTATCCTTGGCGAGGGTAAAGACGAAGAGGTCGCATTACCACTCAACAGGGCTGTTTTTGAAAATATTGCTGACGGCATCGTAAATGCCGGTGGCGGTAGTAATGGAAGTGGGGCAACTGTCCAGACAACCTTAAATAATTATGGCGATATTAATAATGGCTCTGACTTAGAAGATATGTTTATTGATTTAAACAGTACTATTGCTGCAGGGCTGCGGGGTGTTTAAAATGCTTTTTCCGGAAAGGAAAATAGATCCAAATGACCAGTTGAAAATTTTAAAAGACGGGCAGCAATATTTGCTGCCCGAAAGATGGTCGATTAAAGATAGCGGCAACTATGAATTTAACAGTAAAATCGAAAATCGAGCATTTGCTCACGGTGGTTATGTTGTAGGTGATAAAAAGCTAAAAGGGCGGACTATTCAGGTAGAGTTTTCGATGCTTGGAGCGACTAAAGCTGATCACGATGAGGCTGTAAATCTGGCTTATAGTTGGTTTACTAAATCTGATTATGATTTGTATTGCAGTAGAGAGGATAGATATTACAAAATAGCCGCCTGCAGTAAAATAAAAGCGGATTTTGAAAAAGGATTCAAGCAGAGATTTAGCAATGTAACTGTATCGCTTTTACTTGCAGATCCATTTAGATATGCAGTGACGCAAACTGTTGTCACTAAAAATTATAATGATTCACAAACCGAAGTCGAAATAAAACTTAATAATCCATCACCGGTTGATGTGCCTTTAATTTGGACGTTTACTCCTTCAGAGGGTCAAAGTAATCCAGATATTTCTATAACCCATGAAGAAAGCGGAGAGAGTTTTATATTAAAAGATACCTTGCTTACAGCGCCGGCAGTAGCTGTGGTAAATGGTGAGACTGGAACAGTAAGAAGAGATACAGGCAATAGCTTGAATACGTTTAGCGGTATTTTTCTTCATGCTCTGCCTGGAAATAATACTTATAAATATAGCGGAGGACCATGTAAGGTAGATATCAGCTATACGGCAAGGTGGTTTATATGAGCAATTTGCGTTATGGCTTATATCATTTTGGAAAATATAGATTTGCAGAACCGGTTACTAAAACAGGCGGCGGTGGTAATTTACCTGATGACAAAATAGCCTATCTTCCTGATATTTATACAATGATTGCATATAAGGAAGATGGAACTAAAACAGCGATCTTTGGGTCTGGAAGTGAAAGTAATAATATTGAAAAACTAACGTTTGAATTGGTAGAAACCGGATGCGGGAAAGTGGAGGCTACATTCAGAAAGTTGCCGGATAACAGCGAACTTGACTATAGGCAGAGGATTGATATTCACCTGTACAATGATCCAAGACCTTGGTGGAGCGGATATATTATTACGAGACCAGTTAAAGGAACTACAGAAGATACCTTTAAATTTACTGGACATGGTTATTATAATCTTCTGGATAAGGTAATAATAAATCAAACATACGAAAATCAGGAAGTATCAGCAATCGTAGTAGACATTGCAAGGAAAATAGAAAAACAGATAGGTCTTACCTTTAATGGAAATAAAATTGTTAATACTAGTTATAACATAACAAAAATCGAAATGGACCATGTAACAGCAAAAGAAGCATTGAAGCAACTAGCAGATTTTGCGATAGATTATGTTTATGGTGTAGATCAGTACAGGCAATTATATTTTCAACCTCGTGATAATGAGATAAACGAACAGGCCCGCTTTTGGATAGGTATGCATTTAAACACTTATGTACCGACATGGGATGTTGAAAAAATAGTTAATCATGCCTATATAAAAGGCGGGAACGTGGATAACGAAGGCGAACAGTGGCTTGCTGAAGTAAGTGATGCTGAAAGCATTAATAAATATGGGCTGCAGGAAGCGATATGGACATTACCAAGTGCGTATAGTGAAAGCGATGCGCAAAAATGGGGACAAAGTCAGATGAGAAAGTACAAAGAGCCTACAAAATCAGCAAAAGTTACTGGCGTGAAATTAGAATATCCTCGCGCTGATGGAACATTTTTTGTAAGAAAACTTTCGACACAAGGACAAACGGCGCTAACAACTAACGAAGGTGAAATATACACATATCCTATTACAAAATTAAAATATACAGTATCGGCTGATAAAGGGATTAGTCTTGATATGGAATTAGGCGAGCAACCTTTTGAGATCGATAGATATTTTGCTGACTTGGATCGTAATGCAAAAATGGCGGAATTATTACAGCAAGCCAGTACTAAGCAATTAAAGACCGGAGGTTAATAATAATGGCGGCACCAAGTGATTACAGACATGACCCTTTTTCTGATGTGAGTACAGCTACGACATTTACTGAAAGGCATATTATCCCTTCAGTAAGTCCTTATGTAATAAATTTAAATGAAATACCTCAGAAAAATAGTCCTTCAACAATGACGGTTAAGGCGATAACAAATGTAAATGGCAGTACGGTTACTTATGGCAGTACTTTTGCCGAAGTGGCGGCCAATCCAAGCTCTAATGAATTTTGGCCTGATTATAATACTGGAGCAGACGGCGATGAAAACTGGAATACTGGAAAATTATTATTTAACTCATCAAACGCAGGACAATTAGTAGAAATAAGATATACAGCAACAGGTACTCTTGCTGGTGTAAAAAGTAATCGTTATCCAGCTTGGTGGCTTGATCGTGGAGATGGCAGTGATGGTGATTTTGCACCGACAACTAATACTACTATTAGCGGGGAAAAGAATTATAAAAGCGTTTATATTCCTAATGGTGTAACTGTGAGTGTCAATGGATTTGTGAAAGTCAAATGCCAAGGATCATTTATGAATGCGGGTATAATAACTGCAACCGGACGTGGAGCATATGGTGGAACAGGAGGAGCTCGTTCAAAAGTATCGGATGACTTTGTATATTCAGCAGGTGGAGCAGGTACTTCGAGTATCACTAACTATGGTGGTGCAGGAGGAGCAGGGCAACATTCAGCAGGTGGAGCAGGTGGCAAAATGTTATTCGCAGGATTACATTTAACACAGAAAGAAGACGTTTTGGCTTTGTTAGAAGGCGGAATTATATGTTGTGGAGCAGGTGGAGGTGGCGGTGGTGCTGGTAGGGATCAAGGTATCTATGTAGACGGCGGAGCAGGTGGAGGTGGCGGCGGATTTATATCTATAATCGCAGATAGTTTTAAAAATGTTAATAGTATAACAGCGGATGGGAGTCCAGGATCTAATGGTGGCGGTGGCGGCGGTGGTGGTGCAGGTGGTTGCATTGCAATTATTGCTAACAGCATAATTTCACGAGGGACAATAAGTGCACAAGGTGGTACTGGCGGTGGCGCTAGCTATGATCCTTTGGGTAATGCCGCAGCAGGTAGCGCTGGAGGAAATGGATATATTTTTATTAAAGAGATGGGGGTTATATGATGATTTGCATTCTTAATGAAAATAATCAAATTATAAATATCGTAGATGAAGAATATCCAATAGAAAATAATGAGCGCCTTTTTTATCCATGGAATCACTTGTGGAAACAATATACGGATATTGAGCCTTTTGAATACACAAAGAATAGATACATTAATGCAGCTGGCGTTGAATTTGCAAAACGCCGTGATGCAATACGTTGGATACAAACTTCTAATGGCACTTATGGATTCGATGTTGGGACCGAAGATATAACAAATTTTATGGCAGCCTATACGCCTATGATTTTAAATCAGCAATGGACAACACAATATAAGGTTTGGGTAGATGAATCGACAAAGTCAATTAAAGTATTTAATTATGCTGACATGACAAAAGTGTATGAAACAGTCAGAAAAAGTCAATTTGAAGCTTATGCATGGTATGAAGAAATTAAAGCAAAACTTATGTTGGTTACCGAACAAGAAGGTAAAGAAAAGCTCAAAGAGATTTATGATCAAGGGGTGAGCTAAATGATAAAAAACGAAGGGAAAGATATTATCTGTTCATATGGAGATACATTCATTTGCTCATGGTATCTAAATACTCCTGAAATAAAAGAGGGAGATGAGATATTATTTTCTATTAAGAATACACCTGAAAGTACAAATATAATAAAGCAGGTAACTTGCGAAAATGCAGGTCAACTTATTACAGCCAAAATATCATATACAGAATTTGCATCCGCTCTGCCGATTGGCAATTATGTATATGATTTAGTTATAAAAAATAACAACGAAAAACTAACATTATTATTTCCAGCTAATTTTATAGTAAAAGCGGTGGTGCATGATGATTGATATTACAGTACAAATTCCAAAGATAGACATAGAAAACCCTAATAGAGGAGAACCAGGTCGTGATGGAATTGGTATTCATTATATGGGAGAAATAAATGAATATAATGAGCTTCCGCTGACTGCAGAAGAAGGGGATGCTTACTATTGGGCAGGAAAATTATATATTTTTAAAGATGATGAATTCCCTGCAGAAAATAAAGGTATACAATATCAGGGACCACAAGGCCCGGAAGGACCGCAGGGGCCTCCTGGCAAACAAGGTATTCAAGGGCAACAAGGTATTCAGGGGAAAGCATTTGCGATTTCAAAAGTATATAAATCTGTGAGTGAAATGAATGCTGACTTTGAAAATGCTGAAGTAAAAGAAGGACAATTCGTACTTATTAATACTGGAAATGTAGAAGATGAAGATAATGCAAAGTTGTTTGTAAAAGGTGTTACTTCATACAATTATCTTACGGATTTATCTGGAGCTGCTGGAATGACGGGACCACAAGGCCCAGAAGGGCCGCAGGGGCCTCCTGGAGAAATTGCTGGGTTATCTGGTATAGCGACAACAGAGGAAGCTATCGCTGGTGTAGTTGATAACAAAGCAATGACGCCGTTAAAGACGAAAAAGGCTATAGAGAAAGGTACTAATGTTTTTACAGCTTTAAATACTTTCAGAGCAAACATTATAGTATCAAACGGCACAGCGGCAGGCAGTCAAGGACAAATTGTTTTAGGCGTAAAACCCCGTACAGCAACAATGCAAGCGAATATCATATCTAGCACAACAGGGGCGTTAAACTATATTGCTACAGAAAACACTGGACACTATTTCAAAATTGGCAATAATACTGCGTCTACATCCATAACTACTAACGAAAGTGAAACAGCAATCTTTTCACATAATGCCTTTGAATTTGCGCGAATAACAAATGTCGGCGTTGCGAAATGGCTGGGCAATGCAAATACAGCTTCGAAACTAGAAACCGCCCGCACAATAAACGGCGTAGCATTTGACGGTACGAAAGACATAACCATATACAATACAGAAGGACACTTGGTGTTCCCAAATGGTGCTGAATTTTGGATAGGGTGATATTATGGCAGAATTAGCAAAGAAATTGCATTTTAAGAAAAATGGCGTGGAGCAAACTGCTAAAGCCTACTCTACTGCGGCAGAAGTTGGGGAACATTGGGTAAATGCTAAGATAGACGGCGTTCCTGCTTATGTTGCTATTGGAGATATAGCAGACAGCAGAGCGACAAGCGGTAGGGTTAAAGGTAGTGGTGGCGATTCATACGCTATATTAAACAGTGGAAAGCCTCCCTACAATAAGGTTGAATATAGAACTCCAGGTACTTATACTATTACATTTGCTGCTGGAGTTACAAGTGCTAAAGCAACTGTTGCTGGTGGAGGCGGCGGTGGAGGTGGCGGTGCGTATAATAGTACAGGAGGTACTGGTGGGCGCGGTAACCTAATTGTAGGCGTGAAATCAGTTACCTCTTCTACACCTTACAGTGTTATTGTTGGAGCAGGAGGTACAGGAGGTGCTGGCGGGAGCGGATCTTTTGGCAAAGGAAGCCAAGGGGCTAATGGTAATGCGTCATCTGCATTAGGGATAACGGCCAATGGCGGTGGAGGCGGTGGTGGTGCTTCAGCAGGCAGTAATGGTAGTACTGGAACTAGTTATGGTTCTGGTGGAGCAGGAGGCGCTGGTGGTAATAGTGCTTCTATAGGGGGGACTGGAGGTACTGGTAATACTGGTAATAACGGCTGGGTAATTATAGAATACGGTGGTGATATTTAAATGGCAAAAAATAGATTCGCACAGCCATTGTACGGTAAGATAATTTATATTTATGAAACTAATTTAACAATGGAGCAGTTACCTACTATTTTCGATCCGTCTACCTATTGGATTGATGTAACAGGTTTAGACTGCGAAGTAGGTTATTTAGTTAGTTTTAAAGAAGGTGTAGGGCTTGTTTTAGCACCACCGCCTAACGAAGAATATACATTTGAAGAGTTAAAAGCCCAAAAGCTTGAACTTGTTGACGCATGGACAGCAGATAAAATTACTGGCGGTTTTATTTCTCAATGCACCGGTAACCCTGTGAGGTATGATAGCGATAAGGATACTCAGCTTACGATGCAGGGAATTGCACTGAATGTCAGCACAGAACGTTTTGCAAACGAATATCCTTTGGGATGTCCAGTCCGGGGCTATAAAGAAGGGGAAACTGAAAAAACAATACAGTATCTTAACGCTGCTCAGGTATATACCTGGTGTGCTGATTTATCGTCTCATATAGGTGCTTGCAAGCAGCAAGGATGGATTAAACAGGCACAAGTAGAGGCGGCGTTAAGCAAAGAGGATTTGGACGCTATTATATTAGATTAGGCGGTGCATTGATATGGCAGAAGGAGATACTAGAAGAATTTTTGAACGGTTAGATCAAATGGGCCAGGAGATAACTAGGCTCGTTGTCTTGGGTGAGGCGAAAAACAGACAATGTGATCAGCAAGAAAAAACAATTGCCGATCACGAGGAACGTATAACAAACTTAGAATGTCAAAGCGGTTGCATACGCGGAAACGTAAGTTTATTGGCTTGGTTGGCGACATTGGCGGTAGCTGTTTATGGTGTGGTTATAAAGTGAGTGATAAAAATGTTTAATCAAATAAAAAAGTGGATAGAAACAGGACTGAACAAACTGCCTAAACTAAAAAGAACTACTGGTAATTTATGGCTGACTTATACAGCAATAGGTTTGCTGCTGGGGACGATATTGATGTATATCGGCACTTGGGTATATTTTACTTTTTGGCTGTATAAGACTGGTCTGGCAGAGCTGAGAGAGATTATTGTAATTATGGTAGGAGCGCCGTTTATAACGGCACTATGCCTGTTACGGAAGGGTACAGTAGACAAAGACGGCAATGGCATAGCTGACGAAGATGAAAAACAACCTGAAAGAAGGCCACGTAATGATTTTAACGATAGATGAAGCAATACAGGTATTGGAAGCTATACGCAACTGTTTAGATCCTCGCAGGGTGAGATATGGCGCTGACTGGCGAAAAGATAAAGCGTTATGTATGGCTATAGAAAAATTGAAAGAAGATGATCAGAATGGATAACCCATTATATGTAAGTAAGCATTGGAGTGTGACAGAGTGGGATTGCTGGCGACGTAGTAGGAATGAGTATGCATGGGACGAAAATGGTCGACTATGTACAAATGATGAAAAGACTGCTAACTTATTTCGCATTTTTGATATGCTGAGAGATTGGAACCCTAATTGGGTTATCAACACTACCAACTACCATGAAGAGTATGGTACCAACTTTAAATCAGGCTTCAGAACAGTAGCTGATGGAGTAAATGCTGCTTGTGGCGGTGAAGTAGGCAGTTACCATACTCGTGGCTGTGCAGCTGACATCCATATTTCAGGGCAGGACGATACTGATACTGCATTGGCAGACACGGTCATTGCGGCAGCTAAAGCATGGGGAATAGAGGATCAGTTAGGCATCGGATATTACGGGAACTGGATTCATGTTGATACCCGAGGCTATACATCAAGATGGTAAAGGAGTTAGAAGCAAATGAAAAATATTATTGAATGGCTTATTAAAACTACAGAAGACTTAAAGGGATTTGACGCACATTTGCAAGAGGAAATGCAGAAATATGCTAATAAGCAATGTAAAAAAGCTTTTCTGGCTGGAACGATCATGGGAGTGGGACTTGGTATTGTGATAAAAGCGTATATATTCTAATAATTTCCACAGAATTAACTTGTACGCTGTTTTATCGTTAAAATCGGGAATAATATTTGGCGTATAGAAAACGGCGTACAGGTTAAATATTGAGGTGGTGAAAATGCTAAATGAAGAAAAGCAAATCAAATATAGTAAAAACTTTATTATTGTCTGTTTTATTGCTGCTTTTATTGTTATGGCCTTTAACTTGCTTGGCGGCAGAAGCAATAAATCAGGAATCGGTATATATAATAACGGAAACGGAACTGGCGACGTTGGAACAAAACTCCAACAGGCTATTGGAAATCAGCAAACAATTAACGACGGAATTAGAGACAGCCAGGCAACAGTTGAAAATATCGGAACAAGCATCGACCGAAGCCAAACTGCAGAAAGAACTGCTGCAGAAGCAGTTGATCGAGCAGCAAGCCTTGTTGAAGAATCAGGAAGACTTGCTGCAACAAACACAGGAATTATTAAAAGCATCCGCGCCAGAGGCCATGAGGGAAATTGGGTTGAAGATGGACGTAGAGAAATATATCAGGGGTATTAGTTATGGGATAAGTAAATGTATTGTAAATAATAAGTATATAGGTCTTCGCGGGGAATATGACTGGAAAGACAATCAATTTGGGATGTGGTTGACTTATCAGTATTAAGGCTGGTGATGTTATGGAACCGTCATGTTTGCGGACCAGGAAGACGCTTGAAGATATACCGACTAAAAAAGAATTTTGGGAAGTAATCAATAAAGTAAAGCTGACACCTAGACAAATGGAGATACTTGAATTAAGATTTATTGATGATCTGCTGGTTTATGAAATCGGTGAAAAGATGGGAATATCACGTAAAACTGTAGAAAGGGATTTACGTGATTGCTATAGAAAAATAAAACGCATACTTGAAAAGTAAAAAGCACTCCAGATCAATGGAGTGCTTTTTACTTTTCTTTTATTAGTTTATCAAAAAAATAAGGAAAAGCCCTCAACTAAATTGTTGAGGGTTGTTATTATATAGGTTAATGATCCATTACCATATCATAGAAGGTATTTTCAGAAAGTATTTCAAGGTCATTGCCTTTCAAAATCATAGATTCTGCTTTTTTTTGTTTATTGCTTTTACCATCTACAATAGAAGTACAACGGTCATTATTCCCGATAACTAAAAAATTTGTTTTATTTGTTAGACCATTAGAACATATACCTCCAAGATCAACAACTAACTGCATTGCATCATGTCTTGTCATTTTTTGAAGAGTACCAGTGAAACAAACTGTTTTGCCGAAAAGAGGATTGGTTTCATCGAATAAAGTATTAGTTGTTGTTATATCGGATGCATTCACGTAAGATTTTTTCTTTAACTTAAGTTCTTCATAAAATTCTTCTAATGAATTATGATTGCTTAAAACTAATTTCTTTAGAGAAATTAGGCAATCATTACATACATAACAATCATCAATAGCACGATGTTTTATAGAAGAATGACCAAAATGTTTTGAAACAGTTTCTAGCTTATGGTTAGATAATTGTGGTAATAAATGTTTTGATAAACGCATGACATCAACAAAGGAATTCTTCAGGCTATTAGAACTGTGTTCAATAAGATTGTCATATAAAAAATTAATATCAAAATTTACATTGTATCCAACTAGTAAATCACTACCGATAAAATTGTAAAATTTTAATATTACGTCATCAATAGTTGGAGCATTTTTAAGCATATCATTTGTTATGCCAGTAAGATTAGTTATAAAATCGTCAATTTCTTCGGTTGGTTTTACTAATGTATTGAATTTATCAATTTCTATAAGGTTTTGATATTTTACTGCAGATATTTCAATGATTTCATCAAATTCAGTATCTAATCCTGTAGTTTCTATATCGATCACAATATAAGTTTCTGGAAATAATAAAAGGCTTTTCCCTTTCTCTGCTCTTGTTTTTGAAGTACTTATTTCTTTTAGAAGATCAACTGTTCCATCTTCTTTTATGCTAATGTTAATATCCATAATAACCTCCAAAAATATAATTTTCAAGATAAGAATATTATAAATACATTAAGACTAAAAGACAATAAAATACTTGACTTTTGTAGCTAGACACGGTATTCTGTATCTAGCTACAAAAGGAGGCGATAAAAGTGGTAGCTAATAAGAGTAGAGCTGAGTATTTTCGCGAACGAAGAAAAAGCATGAAACAGTTTAATGTCATGTTAAAGAGAGAAAAAATAGAAGCGCTGGAAGAGCATATCAAAAACTTAGGACAATCTAAAACCGAATGGTTTGAAAACAAAATTGATGAAGAACTCGGCAAAAAATAAGAAACACCCGCTTCTCCGTGGAAAGATTCGCGAGTGTTTCACAACAGAAGCAAGTGCTTCTATGAAATATTATAACATAGAACACTTCTTCTTTCAAAATTGAAAGAGAGTGATAAAATGCAGGGTCTAAAGATTTTTGAGGACAAAAAGTTTGGGAAAATTCGTACAGTATACCAAAACGAACAAATTTTATTTATTGCCACTGATGTTTGCAGAGCATTAGATATAAGTGATACCTCAAAAGCGGTATCTAGATTAGATGCTGATGAAAAGGGTACGACTTTAATTCGCACCCTTGGTGGTAATCAAAAATTGCTGGTAGTCAATGAATACGGTTTATATAACCTTGTACTTGCAAGTAGAAAGCCGGAAGCTAAGGCTTTCAAGCGCTGGATAACACATGAAGTTATTCCGGCAATCAGGAAACATGGCGGTTATTTGACGCCGGATAAAACAGAGGAACTCCTGAATGATCCAGACCTAATCATTCAGTTGGCCACTAATTTAAAAGAAGAACGTGCAGCACGGAGCCAAGCCGAACAGCAGCTTGCCGTGGCAAAGCCGAAAGTTTTGTTTGCTGATGCGGTGGCGGCATCTGACAGTACTATTTTGATAGGTGACCTGGCGAAAATAATAAAGCAAAATGGACACGCCGTAGGGCAGCAGAGGATGTTTAAATGGCTGCGTGAACATGGTTATTTGATTAAACGCATGGGAGCTGACTATAATAGCCCTACACAAAAGGCAATGGAACTTGGCTTATTCAAAATTAAAGAAACAGCTATTACCCACAGTGATGGGCACGTAACGGTATCTAAAACAGTTAAAGTCACCGGAAAAGGACAGCAGTATTTCATTGCAAAGTTTGAGGCTAAAAAGCATGAAATATTAAAAAAGGCTACAGCTTCAGTATTACTTTTGACAGAAGATGAATTTGCAGGCGGTGATGAAAAATGAGTTTAGAACAATATATAGCTGATTTATTATCGGGGTTGTCACAAGACGATAAGTTATATATAATTGGGCGGATAGAAGGCTATACGATTCAGCTTAAAAGGAAGACACTGTCTGCAGTCAATCAATCAGAACCAGCTCTGGTGAGAATAAAATAATATTAATTTAAATACACCTGCCTTAGCAGGTGTATTTTTTATGTCTGAAAAATGTCCGAATGATGAGGTTTTTATCTGCATAAGTTTAGAGATAATACAGGTAGGAAACAAAACGGAGGCGATAACAATGTATGTAAATCCTTATGCTCCTGTTAATCCAGCTATGCTGGGAATAACACAACAGCGACTAGCGGCAGGCTTCCAACAGCAGATGCCGCAGGGATATCAACAGCAATTTGCTCCTATGCAGCAGATGCAGCCAATGCCGCAGGTTATGAAGGGGCGAATTGTAGCAAGCCTGGACGAAGTAAAAGCCGCTCAGATAGATCTGGATGGTAGTTTTACTTATTTTCATTGCCCAGCGGAAAACTGCATTTATGCAAAAGCCATAGACATCAATGGCATGCCGGTAATACAAACATATAAGCTGTCCAATGATCAGGCCGCAGCTCCAAAGCGTTATGCTGATGCTGAAACTGTAGAAGCACTGCAGCAAAAGGTTACATCACTGGAAAGATATTTGAAAGGAGAGGTTCCAAATGCAAATGAATCCGTTCACAATGATGCAAATATTCAACCAGCTTCGCAGCAATCCAAACCCAATGGAAGCAATGCAGAAAATGCTGGGGAACAATCCCCTGTTTGGGCGCGCAATGGAAATGGCCAAAGGCAAAAGCCCTGATGAATTAAAAGAGACTGTTATGAATATTGCTAAACAACGTGGTATTGATCCACAACAGGCTCAGCAAATGCTTTCTCAATTCGGTATTAAAATCTAAAAGGTGGCCACCGGCAGATTTTAAGCAATAAATCTAAAGGAGATGTTCTATATGACTATGGAAGGTACTGGCGTAATGCCTGTATATGATTTGAATAACCGTACTGCAGCAGCAGACGGCGCAGGTTTTGGCGGCGGCTGGATGTGGGTAGTAATGTTATTCTTCCTGCTTGCCTGGGGCGGCGGTGGATTCGGTGGTTTCGGAGGCGGCGCTAATGGTGCTGTAAATACTTTGACTAATGAATTTCTTTATACCAACCTTAATAATACGTTGGATCGTGGCTTTAATCAGCTTGCTAATCAAAACTTTGGCATCCAACAGGACCTGTGTCAAGGTTTTAGTGGCGTTCAGGCCGCTATCGCTCAATCAAGTTTTGCTGCACAACAGTGCTGCTGCGAAACTAATCGCAACATTGATGCGGTTCGTTATGAAAATGCTAAAAACACCTGCGATATTACTTCCGCTATTCATGCAGAAGGTGAAGCAACTCGCGCGTTAATGACTGCAAACGTAATGCAGGAATTGCGTGATCAGCTACAAGCTGCTCAACTGCAACTTGGTAACGTTGCTCAAACTACCAACATTATCAATGCAGTACGCACGTTCCCGCAACCCGCTTATATCACTTGTAGCCCTTATACGGCTATGAATGGCTATGGCTGCAACTGTGGTAACTGCTAATATCCGCTGAATGCGTGACTAAGAAACAGGGGAGCTGTCACGCTTCCCTGTTTTAATTTAAGGAGATGAATTATAAATGGCAACTTGTAATTGCAGAACTATATTGACCACGGCTGTAGCAGTAAGCGGCAGTAATTTGGTATTGACCATTCCTGCCGGCACTTATGAAAACTGCGTTAGATATTGTATTAGGATAGCGCAGGATATTCCTTCTACTGCTACAAATCTTATGCCGGTAGTTATTAAAATCGGTACTGGTGCAACTTTATATAATGTAAATCGTAAATGCGGGCATCATTTATATGCCAATCAGGTAAGAACGCGACGTAATTATTCTTTATTGGTAGCTGCTGACAGTGCAACCTTTGTTCTTGAATGCGGCTATGTTGCTTCCTGTAACTGTGGCACTGTAACTGGCTTACCAGTGGTAACTGCAGAAGAACCTGCAGGAAATAATACAGAAGTATTGGCGGGAAGCAAGAAGGCGGTGAGCAAGGATGCATAAGTACGAAGAATATATGAAAATGATCGATGGCAATGAAGCAAAAGAGAAAGAAGCTGATTATGTTATTGCGGCAGCTTTACATAAATTGAAATCGCATGATGAAGATGATTTTGAATGTGTTATGGAAAAGTTGCATTGCTTGGTTTATGGACCTCATTTTGATGAACACCTTGCTAAAAAGGCGGTTGCAGAGATGAAAAATGTTGACGGCAGCAGCGGTGAACATTGGACATTGGATGAAACTACCAAAGTTATGGAGCAAAATGGAATCAAGGCTAATAAATATGATTGGTATTATTTGCTCAATATGCTGCACAGTGATTATTCCAAAATATGGGGTGATGATACAGGGCAGTATGTAAAATTTGCCAAAGCGTATATTGAAGATCCTGATGCTGGCGAAGGTAAAGTATTTTATCTATGGAGAGCCGGCAGACATCATCGTTGACTAAAAAAAGAAACGGTAAAACTGACAGCTTTTTGACAGCCTGCTGACAGCCTACCGTTTCTTTTTATATCAATTTATATCAAAATATTTGCCCTAAATCATTTGTTTTTTAATATGCAGGCTGTCAAATGGCTCTGAAAGTGGCTCTACAAGCCGAAAATAAAACTTAGGATCTAGCGCCTTCGGCGTGCAGGTTCGACTCCTGTCACTCGCACCATGACGAATGTTCTTACAGCATTTAGCTGTCAAAGAACATTCGTCATTT